GCCTAAGAATATACTTCCTAGCCCAAATGTTTTATCAAATATAAATTCTATTTCCATGTCTGATAGATAGTCTATTGTTTGTTTTAATAATTCGTTTTCACTTTGAATTAATATACTTATCATTTCTTTTTTCTCTTCTGCTGTAAATGGTGATGTCAGTATATCGTTTCTATTAGCTCTTGACTTTATTAATTGTGTTTGTATTTGTTTTAATACAGGTGATATTTTTGAAAAAGCTATTACCTCTTCTTCTAATCCAAATTCTTTACCTTCATCTAGTTTTTCTTCTATTCTGCCAAATAAACCTATTAATCTAGATGAGTGTATCTTTGATGTATCCATTTGAGTAAAATCAATTTGTTTTAATTTTTTAGCTTTAGCTATTAACTCTGACCATTCTTTATGATATTGTGAATTTTTTATAGGTCCTGCTACTTTAAATCTTCTTGTAACAATACTAAATGCATTTTTAAAACTAGAAAAATCTGCCTCATCTTCACGTTTAGCCATAGTCTCACCCTCTAATTCTGATCTTTTAAATCTACTATTTAAAATATCTACAGGATATTGTAGCATACCTGTAAGATAAGCACCTAATAGGTAATCAACTTCTATAGGCGTAAGAATAGGAGTATCTACTGTACCTTCTTTTCTTCTAGTTATAAAAGATGCAAGGTTACCAGATAGTGTAGACATAAATTTTGCTATTTCTCTTGTACTTCCTCTAGCTTGTAATTCATCTAATCTTTGTAATTCATATATACCAATTACAGGTGCACCTGAGTATAAATTTTTATTAACCATCATTTCTATGAATGGTCTAAAAGCTGTAGGTATAGGTAGACCTGGTGTTATCTGACTAAATGATTCTGCAACATATTGTTTAGTTACCCCAGTGCTATTTTTATACATGCCATCAATTAAACCTTCTGCAACATTTGCAAATATACCTAAGTCATATGGTTTAGGAATTAAATAAAAAGGTAAATCTTTATCTAGTACACGTTTACCATTATCATCAGTAGTATAATTAGGTATTAGATAATTTAATTGTTTAACTTGGCTAGGTACTTTAGAGTATTCTGGGTGTTGTGAATTTAAATGGTATAGAGCAATAGAAGGTGTAACAATAGTAGCTGTAACTAATGCTGCAGCTCTTGCTGGTTGCTCACCAAATGTTCTACCTGTTCTATATAAACCTTGTAGACTAGCATTTAAAAACATTGTGTTTCTATTTACTGCATTTAATAGTGCATTAGATCCACGCATACCAAAGTCTGTTGCAACTTCTCTACCTGCAAATGCAGCACCAATTTCACTAAATCCTGCAGATCTTGCTAATTGATATTCACCTAAACGAGTTGCATACTCAGCTGATTGTACTAAATTTTTATATTGTCTCCAACCAAATGTAGCAAACTTTCTACCTGGTCCAAACATTTTACTTAAGTATCCAGTATAATAATTTGTAAGAGTATTATCTGCATTAAATCTAGATCCTTGCTCAACCATTTTAGCAAGATTCTTAGGCTGTAATGCTTCTGTTTCTGCTCTAGAAGAATAACCCATACCATTTATAAGTGCTTCTTTAAATTGTTGAGTCTGTCTTACTGCACCTATGTACCCTTTTACTGTAGTAAATCCTGGAATGTAACCAACTTTATTTGGTAGTGCTCTACTTCCTATACCAAATGCAGAGTTAATTGTACCTGCAAGTGTATCTCTAATAACGTTAAATGCTACAAATGGTGGTGAATAAGTAATTGCTTGTGCTGCTATTCTAGCATATCTAGAAAATATACCAGTCTCTCCAAACATTTTTATTAATCTATTTCCACCAGCTTCTCCTAGTCCCTTAAATATTTCTGCTAAATTAGGATTAGTAATTTCATACATCTCCTGCTTACCATTACGAAATACAATATCTATAATAGGGGAGTTTGGATTATTAGGATTCTCTTTAAATGTATTTGAAAAAGTTACAATATCTACTCTATCTGGTTTATTTTTTATTGTAAATTTAGAGCCAGCTTTTTCATAGGCAGCTTGTATATTTTTTGTAGCTATTGATTGTATATTTAAAAATCTTTTATCAGTAGGAGATATTAGTTTTGCAATATCATCTGATTTAAATTTACCAAGCTTATCACCTTTTTGTATCATTTCATAAAAGGCTAACTTAGCTCTATTTCTGTCACCAGACATAACAGTTTTATTTGTATATGTAATTAAATTTTGATATAAATTAATATCACCAGTTTGTTTAGTAGTTGCTAATGTTACAGCACCTGGTCTCGATACTCCAAATATTTTTTGTGTTTGTCTTTTAACTGCTGACACAACACCTGTACCTTCATCTGCTAACTTATCTCTAGTTAAAGGTATAAAATAAGGATTCTTTCTTAATATTACTTTAGCCTCTTGTTCTGATAATAATCCTGATCTAACCTGATACTGCATAAGATCATCGGTAAATTTTTTATAATCTGCAAGACCTTTAGCAAAGTTTGATTTTCTAGCTTTTGATGTTTTATATTTTTTTGCATATTGCAATGGTGACATTTCAGCAAAATCAATAAATTCTTTTCTTACATTTTTATCCATAGGTAAAGACTTGTCTACCTTTTTACTACGCCTTGCTAGAGCAACTTGTCTTTTTGCAGATACATATTGTAAAAATTCATTAGCTTCATTATTATCATCAAACTGTTTTAATATCTGATGTAGTCCTTTACTTTGAGCCTTAGTATAACTTGCTGATTTAACACCTGCTTTAGGTGGCATTAATACACCAGTCATAATAAAATTATGTGCTCTAGTACTTGAAGCTGCTAATGTTCTTAATTGAAAGTATGGTTCAAGTATAGGATCAGATTTGTATTTACCTGACTTATATAATTTTTTTAATGATGTTACATCACCACCTACACCTGTAATTTCTTTTTGTAAAACTTTTACAAAGTCCCATTGATCTACTAAATTAGTTCTAATAGCACTTCCAAATTTAAAATCTGTATTTAATCCAGTAGATTTATTTGTATTATCTGGTGCATTCTTAGATGCATTCTTTAAATTTTTAGTAGGTAAATCTGTGTTCTTTGCTAATCTTAAATTACGAATAGCATTACCTACATAACCACCACCAACACCAACAAAAAATCCTAGACCAGTTGCTGTTAATGCAATAGTACCTGTTCTTACTGGATCCAATGTTTCTCTTAACCCTAATTCTTTTTCTACAGTTTGATTAGCTATATCTATAGTACCAAATCCAGCACCATCTACTAGTGCCATAGAACCAGAACCTTTTAATAAAGCCTCTCGTTTTGTTTTAGTTGCTAATTTTGCAAACTCTTCTGGACTATTTAATATTTCTTTAGCTACTGTTTTTTTAGCAATACCTTTTTTAACTTGTGACTTAACTACTTGTTGTGCACCTTTTGCTAATACTTGTTTTGCTACTTGACCACCAACACCTGCACCAACAATATTTATAGGATCTAATAAACCTACTCCTAGATTTTTAAAAAATCCTTTCATACCTCTACCACCTTCTTCATAAAAATTAGGTAGTTCATCCCAATATCTTGTAAGATATGCTAGTCTAGACTTTTGATCTTCAGTAACATTATCACCTGTGATATAAGCAAACTCTTTACCCATAGTTACTGTGTTAGCTTGATTCCAAGTTCTATCTGATATAAATTTATCTACAGCAGTTTTATCATCATACACTTCACTATCTCTATTAGTATAATAATCTTTAGCTACAGATATTAATTCTTTATCTTCATATATATTATCAAATGTATATTTAACAGAACCATCTGTATTTTTATTTACAGTTATAGCTGTATTAATTTTATTATTATTTTTAATATTTTCTTCTGATGGATATTTTTTTTCACCCTTACCTAGCATTTCCTCAAGGCTAAGACCACTATTACTAGTAGCTACCTTAGAATTAATACTAAGATCTCCATAGGATAATTTAGTCATGTTATTGAGTTACTGTTAATAAATATTGTTTTATATTTACACCATCATCAAATGTTAGATTAGAAGGAAAACTAGATGCAAAATATTGTGCTTCTGATTTTGTTCCTAATGTAGATATATATCTTAATATCTTTTCTCGTTTTGTATTACCTTCAAATGAATTTTCAAAGTCTGCACTAAAACCTGTAGCAGTATATGACTCCGCACCTTTTACAGTTCCTTTAGTATATCCTTCTACCATAGATACATTATCCATACCTATTATTCCTTGTGTTTGATCAAATAATTTTTTATTTGCTGCTTCAGCTGTTAAACTTAAAGATACTTTATCATCTTCTGTTACATATTGTTTTGCTACATCATTCATTACAGATTTAAATGCAGCAAGTTCTACAGCTTTATTACCCATCATATTAAGAGTAATATTACCTAAACCATCTTTTGTCATACCTTCACCAAAACCTCTAAAATTAGATGCTGCCGCTTCAATATCATTAGTTTTACCAATATCTAATACACCTGTTTTACTTACAAAAAATTCACTCATAGCTGTATCAGCTGTAGTTCTAGGTATTTCAGTAGTTATTGTTTCAGTTCTTTCTGGAGTACCACTAGTCATTATAGGAGTACCTTCAATTTGTTGTGGCTCTACTGCTGGTGTAGTTACTTCTTCAGTTCTAGTCATATCACCTGCTTCTTTAGTTAATAAACCTTTAATTGTAGATGGACCAACTCCACTACCTTGCATATCAAAAGTCTTTTTAACTACATCAAATCTACTTTCAAAATCAGATTGTCTTTGTTTGTATCTATCACCATAGTTTGATGTAGGTATATAGTCTTTAAATGCATTTGGTTTAATACCTTTATCTTCAAGCATTTTTTGTATTCTTTCTACATCTTTACCATCACCTGTAATAAAACCATTAGCATCAAAATAATCTGCTGCTTCTTCAGATCCTAGTATTGTAGTTAATTGGTTATATGCTGATGCTCTATTAGCTTCTGCTTTCTTATGTTCTGGTAATTGATTTGTATGATAATCTAATCCTGCTGCTTTAACAACTTCCATTTTAGCATTGTCTTTAGCTTCTTTATCTTTAATTGCAGCCATTCCAAAGCCAGTTAATATTCCTCTAAATGCACTCATTAAGCTACCTCCTCTTCTTGTGGTTGTGGTGGAGCCATTAAACCTTTTTGTTCTGGCATTGCTTTAATATCTTTTCCTAAACTCTTAGCTGCTTTTTCTAATTCTTCATTCTTACTTTTAATATTTAGTATAGCTTTCATTTCATTTTTATTAGTTAAGTCTTGCATAGATATTTTAAATTTCTTTACATTACCTGTAAATCCAATAGTAGCTATCATTTTCATAACTGTCTCTGCTAACATAAATCCTACGTCTGGAGTAAACTTACCTTCTGTAAATCCTGCAAATACTACAACTCTAGCTATAGCTTCTACAGGTACACCCGCATCTAACATACCAATTATTTGTTGTGCAAATAGAGGTTCAGTTAATTTATCCCATATATACTCAGATGCTTCCATAGTATCTGTAAATTCAGGTGGATGTTCCCAAGGATAGTTGCCAGGTTTATCTGTTAATCCTTGACCAGGAACTGGTGCATCAAAAGGGTTATTAGGTGCTTCTTTAAATTTATCCATGTATCTCCTTATGTAAACATGCTATCTTTATTTCTAAACCATTTGGTTAAGCGATAGTCCCATTCATTTCTTAATTCTTCTCCATCAGCAGTTCTTATATTACTAGTTCCACCAGCTTTATCAGATCTTTCAAAACCTACTCTGCCTCCATAATTTTGTGGGGCTACAGAAGTATTTGATAATTCAAAATTACCTCCACTTCCTTCTCTATCAAATAAACTACCTGTAATTTTTTTAGCAACCATACTACCTGTAGGTCCTGCAATAGCATTTCCTACCCATCCTGCTGCTGCTGTTACTCCTGTTTTAAATAATTTTTTTAACATAACTCTCCTTATTAATTAAATAAATCAAAACCAAACTTACCAATCATTTGATACATAGCATCTTTAGAAGCTTGATCTTGTAAGTCTACTGCTGCAGATCTTTCAAGTGCTGCCATTGCCATGTTATGATTTCTATTCTGTTCATTCTCAGAAGCAGTATTAACCCATGAAGCTTCGTCTCTCCATTGTTGCCATGCTGCTGACATTGCCCAGTTAGATAAGTTTAGTAAATTTTGTGCGTTAGTTTGATTAGCTGCATTAACAGCTGCAGTGTTTGCAGTATTAATACCTCTTCTCCAAACTACATTTGATTGGTCAATCTCTCTTTGATTATTAACATTAAACTGTTGTCTTTGATTATCTAATGTAGCATTAAACTGATTAATAGCTGATTCTCTAGCTGCATTAGCTTCACTTACTTGTACAGTATTTTGTGCATTTAATGCTGCAATTTTATTTGCTTCACTAGTTGCATATTGTTTCATAGCATCATTTCTAGCTGCATTTTGCTCAGACATTTGTGATGACATGTTATCATAGAATTGATTAACTTGATTTTGACTAGTAGCATTAAATTGATAAGCTGCATTTGCTGCTGCTTGATCTGACATTAAAAATGCTTGTCTTGTATTTAAATTTTGTAAACTTGCTTGTTGATTATTAGACAAGTTAGCCATATCCATTTGTAGATATGATTGTGCATTTGTAATTGCAGCTTGCTGATTGTTTGCAAGATTCTGAAATATCATTTGCTTATAAGTATCTGCATCTGCTTTAGCAATAGGTATAGCAGAGTTCATAATACCTTCAGCTAATGCTTCAGCTGCCATAGAACTTTGGCTCATACCTCTATTAGCCATAGCTGTTTCAGTAGCTTTTGCTGCACCTCTAGCCCATACAGGTAAAGGATTACCAGATTGTACTGCTGTAGTTACATCTTGTTGTAAGTCAGCTAACTGACCTCTAACTGTAGCATCTGTACTTACTGTACCTTGAGCTGCTACTGCTGGTGCTGTTACTGTACCTTGTGCTGCAGTCATAGTAGGAGTTTGTCCTGCTACTGTAGCCTGTGTATAAGTATTTGCAGCCTGTGCTGTAGGCACTGTTGATGCTGTACTTGTAGGTGCTGCGGCTCCTGTTATTGTAGGTGCTGCTGCGGCTGTAGGTAAAGCTGCTGCTGTAGTACCTGTAACACCAGCTGTGCTCATTAATTCATTAGGTGCTACATTCTGTAATTGTGGAGATATAGTAGTCCCCGTAGGCATAGTAGGATTAGCTACTATAGACTCAATTAAAGATGTAGCTTTACTTGCTGTAGTTTGATTACTAGACGTAGGCTTAACTGAGCCTGTCTGCAATGCTACTGTGTCTACTGTTGCTACCATTGTTTATCTTCCTTGTCGATTGTATTTTTTAAATGTTGATCTTTTGTTTAAATTTTTTCTATGTCTTCCTGGTCTTTTTTTAGGTTTTGGTCTTGGTACAAAATGAATAAAGTTTACTTTAGCCATTAGGGTTTAGTTGGAAATACTGCATTTTTACATTTAGCTACAGTATCTTTACCTGCAGGTAAATCCCTAAGAGCTTGTCTATAAGTTCTCATATCAGATGTTAATGTACTATCTGATAAAGCTAAGTAATCTGTCTCAGCAAGTAATCTATTTCTTTTAGATCTTAAGTCAGCTAATGCTCTAGCAGGTGCAGCATCTGCAACAGCTTGTTCTTCAGCATCTCTTTGTGCTTCTTCTTCTGCTGTAAAGGGTACTTGAACCCCATTTATATTGTGATGTCTAGCCATAATTATTTATACTCCATTGTTAATTGTTAAGCAATACCATAAAGGCAAATATCTCCAGCATCTATATTGCCAGAACTCATTTTAAATTGAACTGCATCTACTGCACTTGTAGTGTTTCCATAACCAGCAATAAAATAGTTTATTGAATAATCGCCTTCGTAATAATGTTGCATATTTGCGATAAAATGTTTAACAAAAGTTGTAGAACTTGGGTTAAATAATTGTAATATTCCAGCTACATTTTGGTCTGCGTCATTACCTGTTAATCTAACTAATATTTGATTTGATGTTGATTGTGCTAAATCTGCTTCTGTATCATAACCTAATCCAACACCACTATCTGATTCATTATGATAAGCATCAAATCCTGTGCTTGTTTTTGTAACATTATAATTACTTCCACCATCTGTACTTAAATTAAACGTAAAATCAGAACCATCAGTAGCTGGGTGAATATTTTTAAATGTAAACATATACTCCTTATAAGTATCATCTAGCACCACACCATCAGAACCATCAACAAAAGATAAAGTAGCAGAAGATGATGCTGTTAGCTTTTTAATAAATATCATACTGCTTAATT